ACCGCAAAGAGTATTAATCAATTTTATGGTTGTATTAATGTAGGTGCAGCGATCACAACGGGTACTAGAATCCGCTCTAATGAGTATGTTTATGGTTATGAGGACAATGACCTAACCAAGAGAGTAGACCTCCGTATAACGGGCGTACTGGCAGACTTCAATCCTCTCGGAAAACTCTCATTAATGGAAGTGGGAGAAGAAATAAAAGTAAGAAATGTTGGCGAAGTTATTACTAATCCAACAACTGACAGAACATATAAACAAATTTTTGCAAACTCTTGGATTTATAATACAAGTGCAAGTTACAATGTAGATACTATCAATGGTTCAATCTTTACATTATTAAGTGATATTGATAAATCAAGTCTCAAACAAGGTGATACTGTTGATATTGTAAATGGTTCTAATGTAGTTGGTGCTGGTGCAACTATTGTATCTGTTAGTGAACCTACAAAAGAAGTTACTCTTGGTAATATTGTAGGTTTTGCCGCATCTACTGGTGTAAGTTATAGTCTTCGCAGAAGAGTTGAGAAATCCGAAAGTGTTGGTGTAGCACTTTCTTTGGGTAATGATGTGTATATTGCAGACACTTTAAATGTGTATACTGATGAAAATGATGAGTTTGGATATATTGCTTCAAACTCTTTACCATCATATACAATCTATGATGATATTATTGAAAAAAATGCTGCTAGTCTTGGTGAAAGAGACAATGTTTTCAACAACTATACTGTAGTAGTATTCCCAAGTGATGTCGATTTCTTAGATGGTGATGAAATTGTTTACACTGCAGAAACTCCAATTGCTGGTTTAGTTTCTAATGCATCATACTTTATTAAAAAGTTTGTAGATTCTACTGGAACAGTAATCAATAATAAAATTTACTTATATTCATCAAAAGCATTACTTAAGGGTAATGAATATATTAAACTTGATTACACTGTTTCTAGTGGTGGAGGATCTGGATCTCTGATAGGAACTCATACCTTTACTCTTAGAAGGCATGAAGATAGAGTTCTTTCCCCGAATCAAATTCTTAGAAAATTCTCTCTTAACACATCACTATCGGATGTAAAGAGTGAAAATAGAAAAATTGGTTCTATTGGACTTTTAGTTGATGGTACTCAGATTTCAAGTCCAGAATCTAGAGATAAAATTTATTATGGACCAATCAGTGAGTTTGAAGTTTTAAATGGCGGAAATGGATATGATGTTATTAATCCACCAAAAATTACTATTAGTAAACCCATAGGACTTGGAAATACTAATGCACTTGTTGAACCTGTTATTGAAGGTATCGTCAATCAAATTTTAGTTGATCCTCAAGATTTTGATATTGAAAGTATTGAAGGTGTATCTTTAGTTGGTGGTAATGGTTCTGGGTGTCAACTTGAGCCTGTTATGGGGTCAAGATTTAGAGAACTTTCGTTTGATAGTCGTGCTCTTTCTCTAGGAGGTGGAGTAGATATTGACAATGAAACTATTACTTTTAGTGACTTTCATAATCTTTTTGATGGTCAGCACTTGATCTATAATCAAAATGGACATAATGCAATATCAATTGGTGTAGCAAATGATCCTACACAATCTATTGAAGGAACTTTAGTGAGTGGTGATGAGTATGTTACAAAATTTGTAAATACCACCAGTATCAAGTTATTCAAAACTGATGCTGATGCTTTAGCAGGAATTAATACTATTGGATTCTCTACAGCAACAACTGCTAGTGGTATTCATAAGTTTAGAACATTATCAAGAAAAAATTTAAGAGAAGTTAAAGTTATTCAGTCTGGATCTGGATACACTTACAGAAAGTTGAGAGTTTCTTCATCAGGAATCTCTACAGAGTATAATACAATTTACTTTAAAAATCATGGATTTAATACTAATGATATTGTTGACTATTCATATGAAGGAACTTCAATAGGTGGATTAACTGATACAAACAGATATTCTGTTCAAAAAGTTGATGCAGATAATTTCCGTGTTATAGATGTTGGTATTGGTGCTTCTATTTCAACAGATCTTGTAAGATCTAAAGTAGTCGATATTACGACAGTTGGAGTTGGAACACACATTTTCCAATATCCACCAATTAGTGTTGACATTAATGTTTCTTATGGATCAACTCTTGGGGGAACATTTGTTTTCACTCCAATCGTGACAGGAGAAATTATTGATGCATATCTCTATGAACAAGGAACTGGATATGGATCAAATACCCTAAACCTTCATAAGAAACCCCTAATATCGCTTCCACAGGGCAAGGACGCACAGTTATCACCAATCATCCTTAATGGTAGAATTGATGCCGTACAGGTCCGTAACAGAGGGGCAGGATATAAATCATTACCAATCATTGAAACTGAAGGTACCGGTACTGGAGCAGTTTTAAGACCGATTCTTGGTGGTATTAATGGAGAACAAATAATTGAGGTCAAAGTTATAAATGGTGGAATTGGATATGATCAAAATCGTACTGATATTATTATCAAACCAAGGGGATCTGGAGCAAAGTTTGATTTAAGAGTTAGAGATCTTACAGTCAACGATGCTGAAAGATTTGCATCTTATACTAAAAATAGACAAGAAAAAATATACTCAAATCTTTCACCTAACGAAACTAATGATCTTCTTGTATATTCAATGTATGGATATTCAAGTGATCTTGCAATAAAATTCAATGATACTGCTAGTAATCATTCTCCAATTATTGGATGGGCATATGATGGCAATCCCATTTACGGACCATATGGATATTCAGCAATAGATGATGTTCAGTCTGGTGTTAGACTGTTAGAATCTGGATATGTTATAAATTCAAATTCTATTATTGATCGCCCATTAATATCAAATTATCCAGAAGGATTCTTCATTGAAGATTATCAGTTTACTGACGTTGGTGATCTTGATAAGCACAATGGAAGATTTTGTAAAACAACAGAATTTCCAAACGGAGTTTATGCATACTTTGCTAGTGTAAATGTAGATGGTAGTTCTTTAGAACCACAATATCCATATTTCATTGGAAATTCTTTCCGATCAAAGTTCATAAAGGAAAATGAAGTATTAGATCAAACATTTGATTTTAATAATTCAGATCTTGTTCGTAATACTTTTCCATATAAAGTAAACGATAAAGATGCAAATTATGATTTTATAAACGAATCATATGAATCTTTTGCACAAATTGCAAGAATTGAATCTGTTAGCCAGGGAGATATTGATGAAGTAATAGTTGTTGATGGTGGAAGTGGATATCAAATTGGTGATGTAGTTAACTTTGACGAAACTGGAACCAAAGGAAGAGGTCTTAGAGCACAAGTTTCTGAACTTAAAGGTATTGAAGTTGATTCAGTTGCAACATCCTTAGAAACTTATGAGAATGTAGTATTTGAATGGGATACTGATAGAGTAGTTTCTGTATATTCTAGAGATGGATATTTAGATTTTAATAATAATGATACTGTTCTAATAACTGGATTATCTACTGCAGTTACTTACTTAGCAGATTCTCATCATATTGGGTTTACTACAGAAACAGTAGGTTTGGCAAAAACCATGACTTCTTTCACTGGAGCAACTTCTGGTGTTGGTGTATTTGAAGATATTTTAGTTTCTAATGTTCCTGTAGTATCTGCAGGAAATACAATTACTATTTTCTCTAGTGCCGGAACTGAAAATGTTAGAGTTCTGAATAACTTTAATAATGGCGTATTAAGAGTTCAAAGATTTGGTGAGGCACCAAATTATACAACTGGTGTTGCTCACACATTTGGTAGTGAGTTGAATGTTATAAGTGATAGAGTTAGATTGCCAGTTAAGACTAAAAAGTTTACTTCCAAACGTGATGACTTAGTATATTTCAATCCTTTAGAAGCAGTTGGTGTTGGTTTAACTGATGGTTCTGCAATATCAAAAATTATTACCGTAGGTATTACTACATCTGAAATATCTATTCCGACTAGAACAATCTACCTCCCAAATCATCCATTTACTACTGGACAAAAAGTAACCCTATCTAAAGGTGCTGGGAATCCAAGTTCTTTCACGGTCGGGATGAATAATTCAAATGTAAATACATTCTTTATTCCAGATCTATCAACAAAAGAAACAGATCTTTATGTAATTAACAAGGGAAGAAATTATATTGGACTTGTTAGTGAAACTGTTGGTGCTGTAGGAGTTGGTACAACATCAGAAGGACTATTCTTCTACAATGTTGGAAATGCTGCAGATAGATCAGATTATCTAATTAAGAGTAATAAAGATCAAATTACTGGTAATTTAAGTAGAATTACAACTCTGGTAAGTTGTGCAGAAACTCATGGTCTGAGTCGAAATGATGTTATTAAGTTAAACGTTCTTCCAAATACTATTGTTGGTGTCGGAACAACAGCAGCATTAAGATTATCATTGGATTTGAACGAGAAAAAAATTCTTGTAAATTCAACTGATGTAGAATCAAGTGCAATTAATTTAAGTAATAATACATTCACTCTAACTTCCCACGGATATTCGACTGGTGATAAAATTTATTATAGTGGTGATGCAACTGGAATTGTATCTGGAGATTATTTTATAATTAAGGATTCTCTCAACACTTTCAGACTTGCTGAAACTCAGTATGAATCAAATCCTGCGAATCAAAAAGAGATTAATATTACTGCTACTGGATCTGGTCCCCATACTATAGCATTAATTAATCCAAGACTTAACGTTGTAAGAAATTCTGACATTCAATTCAATTTGCAAGATCCATCCCTCTTTGGATATAATCTAAAGATATACAGAGAAAAAGAATTTGTAAATGAATTTGTCAGTGTTGCTAATAATAGTGAATTTAATATTATTAGTGCAGGGTCAACTATTGGTCTTGGTACTTTAACTAATCCATCACTAACACTTAAGCACTCTAACAATATTCCAAGTCGGTTGTATTATACATTAGAAAAATCTGGATATATTAGTACTGCAGATACAAATGTAAATGATTATTCAGAAATTAATTATATTAATAGTGAATATAATGGTAGTCATAAAGTATTTGGTATAACAGGTGCAGGTAATACAACTACCTTTAAAATTTCTCCTGTCAAAATTCCATCAGTCCTTACATACAATAAATCACAATGCGATAAACTTGAATATTCTACAAAATCTGCATCAGCATTAAGTGGATCTATTGGTAAAGTAAGAATTATATCTAAAGGATTTAATTTTGAAAGATTGCCCCAATTCACAGATGTAACATCTGAAACAGGTATTAATGCAAATATTTTTGCAGAATCTACATCTATTGGTTCACCTAAAAAAGTAAGATTTAAAGATATTGGATATGATTATCCTTCAGATAAAACTCTAAGACCGCAAACATTTGTTCCACCGGTAATAAATTTAGATAACTTAGACACAATTAAAGATTTTGATATTATTTCTCAAGGTAGTAGATATCTCAGAGATCCTGACGTCATTCTTATTAATGATACAACTAAAGAAATTGTAGACAAAGATTCACTTTTGGCGAAAGCACCAAATGGTGCTATCTCGGAAATTGAAATTTTAGCACCATTATTCGGATTAGCATCAGAAACACATAAACTTGTGTTTGTTAATAATTCAAATGGGGTTGGTATTTCTACTATGACAGGTGATGGTATAAGTGGAATTGCAACTTGTACTCTTGTGACACCTATTCTTGGATTTGTTCAACCTCAATTTGAAGTTGGCGATGAAATTTTTATTGAAGGTATTGATTTAGATTCAACAGGAACTGGATATAATTCTTCGGATTATAACTATCGCTTCTTCAAAGTTAAGAGTTATAATAATATTAGTCCTGCAACTCTAGAATTTGAAATTGTTGATGATGCTGGTGTTGGATTATCTACAAATGTTGGTTTAGCTAAAACAGTTCAATCTGGATATGCAACTATTATAAACAAAAAATATTACCCAGAAGTAACAGTTATTCAGGATAGATCAAAATTCTTTGCCAATGAACAACTTTATGTTAATACAACTGGGGCATCTTTTGTTGAAGAAGATATATTTGTATCTTTAATTAGAGATGACTACATTAAGGTTCAAGGTAACTATGATTTAAATATTGGAGATAAAATTAAGGGAGTTATAAGTGGTACTATTGCAGATGTTACTGGTGTAAGTAGAAATAAAGGATATTTTAATATTGATTATTCATCCAAACAAGAACTTGGGTGGAGAGATGATACTGGGAAAATTAGTGTTGATCATCAGGTTATTCCTAATAATGATTATTATCAAAATCTTTCTTACTCTGTTAAGAGTCCAATTACTTGGGAAGAACAATCTTCACCTGTTAATAGCATAATTCATCCTGCAGGATTAAAGAATTTTGCTGATGTTGGAGTTACCTCTACAGGATCTTCTACTGTAGGACTTGCTGGAACAACAACTAGTATTGCAATTCTTGATGTTGTAAATGAAAGAAGAGTTGATACTATTAATAATTTTGATAACGTAGTTGATTATGATATTAGGGAAAATGCACTTTCTAATTTCGATCAATCTAAGTTCTTAAAATTTCAAAATATAAAACTTGAGGACTACATTGAGTGTAGAACTAATAGAGTCTTGATTCACGATGACATTAGTAATAACTTCTCTAGTAGAGGATTTAAAGATATATTCATTGAATTAGATGAAATTGATTTTTCTGATAATTATGTTGGATATGTAATTCAAGTTGTTGATGCAGACACTAAAGATGTTCAACTTTCAGAATTAGTATATCAATCTACAACCTTGAATACATTCTTATTTGAAAAATATACAAACTTCACTAAAGAAAAACTTGGAGATTTTAGTACTGATCTTGATTCTGCAGGAAGAAAAACTTTAATCTTTACACCTACAGATCCCTATGAAAGAGATCATGATATTAAGATTCTCAAGAGATCATACCTATACACAGCATTAGCTGGTGGTGGAACTCAAACTGGAACATCTTCTTTCGGATCAATTGATCTTGTCGGATCATTTGTATCTGGTATTGGCAGTGTTGGAACAGCATCTAGTATTAAAACTCTAGTTGATTTCCCAGTTAACGATTTCAATGGGATGTATGCCAAAGTTGAAATTGTTGATAGATTTACTTCAGATCACAACTATATTGAAGCTATTGTAGATTTTGATGGTACTGATACTTATTTGAGTGAGTATTATTTTGATACTCAATCATTATCTTACAGTTCATCACAAACTGGAATACTCTCTGCAATTTATGATGCCAATGCTGGCATTGTTTCTTTAACTGCACAGAATGTTGGTATTTCTTCCTTAGTTGGTCTTTATGATGTTCGTTCTACTATTGTTGGATTTGGAACAACAACTACTGGTATTGGAACATACAGATATCTTGTAAATAATCAACCTGCAGGCACTGAAAAGAGCGTTAAAATTGAATCTACTGTTGGGTTTGGAACAACTGCAGTTAGAGTTGGAACTTTCGATCTTGAATCAGTTTCATCTTCAAATTCGGTTGTTCGTGTTTCTGCAGGAGAAACTTCTGCAATTCATCAGGTTTCAATTCTTTCAAATACTTTACAAACTACAGTAGTTCCTGGTCCATTTGCAGCAGTTAATAATGTTACTGGACTTGGGACATTTGGTGGAGAAATTGATGGATCAAGATATTATCTAAATTTCTATCCAGATACTCCGTATGACGTAGAAGTTCAAGGATACAATGAAGTATTCTATACTGAGCAAGATTATGATAATACACCACTACCAAATACATATGGACCTACCATTGGTGAGGTTTTATATGATGCTTATGATGGAATCAATGGATTGAGAGCAAATAGAACTCAATTCAAACTTTCCCATGAAGGTGATCCAATCTATGTCAAGTCATTCGTTCCCACCGATACTGCACAAGTTAATTATGTAACTGGAGTTATTACATTACGCAATCACTTCTTTAATACTGGAGAAGAACTTATTTACCGTCCATCATCAACATTTGCTGGTATTGGTTCTACCGCAATGGGGATTGGTTCAACCGAAGGTTATACTGGTATTGTTACTGACAAATTACCAGATAGAGTATATCCTATTGCACTCACTCCTGATACATTCCAATTATCAACCAGACGTGAATATGCAAAAGCAGGTATATTTGTAACCTTTACTGATGCTGGTTTGGGTAATATCCACGAACTTGAGATAACTAAGAAACTTTCTAAGACTGTCATTGCTCTGGATGGTATTGTTCAGCAACCAATTGCATTTACACCAATTAATCATAATTTAGATTTTAATAATGGTGGAATTACTGCAGGAATTTCAACGTTCAATCTCACAGGTATTAGTTCTGTTCAACCAAGAGATGTTCTTAAGATTGATGATGAATATATGAAGATTGTTGAAGTTGGATTAAGTACCAATGTCAATGGAGCACTTCTTGGTCCTATTAATGGAATTATTGCCGCTGGTACCGCCGCAACTCACCCAACAGTTGCTGTTCAAAGAGGTTCATTAGGAACCAGAGCAGAAGCACACAGTGATGGCGCAGAAGCAAGGATTTATAGAGGGGCACTTAATATTGTTGGTAACAATGTCCACTTCATTGATCCACCAAAAGGTAATACTAGAGCAAGAAGAAATGAATCTAATCTCCCTTATGTTAAGGCAGAATTTTCTGGAAGAACTTTCTTAAGATCAAATTATGAAAAGAATATGCTATTCGATGATATTTCGGATAGTTTTACTGGGGTCGGTAAAACTTACACTTTAACAACATCTGGTTTGAATACTACAGGCGTTGGTATTGGTAGTGGAATTTTATTCATCAATGGAGTGTTCCAAACTCCATCTACACTCAATAATTCTGGAAATAATTATGATTTTGAACAAGATAATATTTCGGGAATCTCTAGTGTAGTATTCACAGGCATTACATCAGTTGATGGATCTTACATTCAATCTGAATCAGATATTAACCAAAATCAGTTACCAAGAGGTGGTCAAATTGTATCATTAGGTTCAACACCTGGTCTCGGATATGCACCTCTTGTTGGTGCTAAGTTCATTGCAGAAACAAATTCATCTGGTGCAATCACAGGTGTTGTAGGTGTAAACACCTTCATTAATCCAGTTTCAATTACAACGGCACATTATAATAATATTAGTGGTATCCTTGAAATTGAAACATCAGATTCCCATTACTTAAAGGGTGCTGATAGAGTTAGACTTGTTGGTCTTGAGTTTACTTGCTCCAGTGTTTATTCTGGAGTAACTACAAGCATTTTCCCAGATCATAATAGATCTCTTGATATCGCAAATATTATAGATTCAACAAAACTGAACGTTCAAGTAGGTCCTAGTACTATTATTCACAACTATCTTAAAGATGGTCAGATTTATCAGCACTTTGATCTTAATATTGGATCCGGTTATAGACATCCTATCGGAATTGCAGTTACCGATCTTGCATTCGTTCATAAATTTGTTCGTGCTATTACAAATAGCGTTACTGCTTCAAGTGGTGGACCATTCACTCCAACAAAAGCAAACTATGATTCAAAAACTGGTGTTTTAAGACTTACTATTCCAAACCACGGATTATCTGTTAGTGATACTATTACAATTGCTGATGATGGATTAATCTTTACTTGTGATGAAGACCAACACTTTACTGAGCAACCATATCCAAGATCAACTGATCCAGCATCAGGACAGAATCTTACGATCACTAATGTTACAACAAATATTATTACAGTAAATGTTGGATCTGGTGGTGGTTCTGGAACTGGGGCTGCCATTGAAGCAGTTGTTGGTGCTGGTGGAACACTTGCATTAAACGTAACTTCTACTGGTTCTGGATATAAGAATCCAAGAATTGTAATTCCTGAACCAAATTATGAAAATATGGAAGTTACTGGTGTTTCTAGACTTGGTATTGGTGCAACATCATTGACAGGTAGAAATGTTCTGATGAATCTCACTATCGCACAAACTACTGAAAAAGCACTTGGTGATAGGTTCTTTGATGCAGCAAATCTGATTGAGGATAATGCAGCATTTATTGCTGATATTGCTTATGGAAGAATGTTAGCACAGTTCCCATCATATTCACCTCCTGCAGGCACTAATGGGCAAGATTGTAAGGATGATATTGTTGATGTTCTTGAGTCTATCTCATATAATCTCAAATATGGTGGCAATGATTATACTGTAGATGCAGCAAATCTTTATATTACTGGGGCACACGTTTCGGGAGAAGAACAAGAAACTGCATATGCATTTAATCAGGCAAGAGATCTTGCAGTTCAGGCAATGAGAAATGAGGCAGTTACTATTGGTGGGTATACTACTAAGACACAAGTATTTGATACATCAATCACTTATGATACTGTAAAATACACTCCATCCAACGTTGCATACACTGCTTCTTCTGGAATTACTACAGTAACAATTCCAAATCATCAGTTCTCAAATGGAGATCAAATTAAGATTAGAACTAATTCACTAATCTTTAAGTGTGATAAAGATAACTTTGCAACTGAGCACAGATATCCTAGACCAACTGATCCTGCAGCAGATACCTTCTTAAGTATTACTAATGTAACCACAAATACTTTCAGAGTTAATGTTGGAGCATCACCAGCAGGTGAACAATATAATCATATATTCACATTCTCAGAACTTGCTTCTATTGAGCGCAAATTGACCTCTTCAACTACACCAGCACAATGTGCAAATGTTCAATCTGCAATTCATACATTAGTTGGTATCGTTACAACCGCTGTTGTATCTTCAAGTATTCCACCAAGAACTGTTGCACCTGGTGCTCAGTATTCTGTGGATACCTTTAAACTTACTAGAAATGGATATGATTTCCGTCCTGGTGATGTGTTTAAAGTTGTTGGTCTTGTAACTGCAAAAGACTTTGCACAACCATCTTCAGACTTCCAAGTTGAAGTTACATCAACTTTCAATGATTTCTTTGCTGCATGGTCTTTCGGTGAACTTGATTATATTGATAGTATTGCTGGATTCCAAGATGGAAGTAGAAAAAGATTCCCATTATTCTATGTTGGTGAACTTTTGAGTTTTGCACTTGATAGTCAATCTCCATTATCATCTGCAATCGATTTAGATGCTGTACTTGTAATTTTTGTAAATGGTGTTATACAAACTCCAAAAATAGCATATACTTTTGAAGGTGGTGGTTCTTCATTCATATTTACAGAAGCTCCTCAACCTCAAGATAAAGTAGACATATTCTTCTATATTGGTCAAGATAGCATTGATGTTACTAGAATTGAAGTTAAAGAAACAATCAAAAAAGGCGATGATCTATTCGTAAATAGACATCCATTATTCTCAAGTGCAGTTGACAACTTATATCAGCAACAAATACGTAGTAGAACGATTTCAGACATTATTGGTTCTGACATTGTTGAAACTGATATTTACACTGGACCTGGAATTAATGATATTGATTACAGACCATTTGATTGGACCAAGCAAAAGGTAGATAAGTTTATCAAAGGTGATCTTATCTCAAAATCTAGAGATATTTTAGAAGCAAGAATCTTCCCAACGGCAAAAATTATTGGTGATGTTACTCCAACCTCATCGGAAATCTTTGTTGATAATATTCAGTTCTTTAATTATGAGGAAGAAGTTTATACTCACCCATCATTTAGCAATCTCTTTGATTCCCTAGATGCTGTTATAATTGATGCAAATGATCCTATTGGAGCAGGATTTACTGCTAATGTCTCTATAGCAGGAACTATTTCTGGAATCAACACTACAAACGTAGGTTCTGGATACAGTGGAACGTCATTGGATATTAAATTCTCTGCACCAAAAGTTATTGGTGTTGGTATAGGAACTACGGCAACTGCCACAGCAACTATTTCTAATGGATCGATATCTTCAGTAAATATTACAAATCCTGGTTTAGGATATACTAACACAAATCCACCACATTTAATTATTGAAACTCCTAGTATAATTAAGGAGGAAATTAAGGAATCTACAAATATCCAAGGTTTCTCTGGCATTATAACTGGTATTTCTGCAACAACTGGAACTGGTGGACATCCACTTGCTCTCAAGATTAACTTTAGAGCACTTAAGGATTACACTACAGGTGGAGAAGCACAACTTGCTTCTGATGCACTTGATTTGGTTGCTGGTTATCCAATTATGGTTTATGGAACTAAAGTTGGAACTGGCGTAACTTCAGTATTCGATAGTAATGATGCTGTTGTTGCCATTGGAACTACATTCTTAGATAATGTATATGTTGTTAGTCAAAAAAGTTTTGAAAATGGACCTGATGCAGAGTTAATTCTCAACGTTCATAGTGATAGTCCTATTGCAGGAATTTCAACTTCTGGAGGTTTTGAGGATAATCAAGCAGGTACAGCAACAACTGCACTTGGATATCTATCTTGGGGTAGAATATATAATTATGCTGAACGCAGTGGTGGTGTTTCTATTGGTGTAACTGGTTTAACAGTTGATGCTGGATTATCTACATTCCCTGTTCTTCAAAGAAGAGGAAATGCTGGATTTGATAAGAGTGGTGCAATCAGATCTACTAAGTCTATTGTTAATTCTGCAAATATTACTGCAGATAATCAACTCCCATTCTATGGTGCTTAGAAACCTTTAATTATAAGCTATAAATACATAAAAAAGATAAAGATGTCAGCTATTGTTACTGATCAATTTAGAATTCTGAATGCCAGTAATTTTGTGGACTCCATTGAGTCCAATTCTTACTACATTACATTAGGATTAGCAAATCCAGTTGCTGCTGGATATGGTAGAACTAGTGATTGGAATACTAATCCACCTTCACCGGTAGATAATCTTTCGTATTCTAGTCATATTGGAGATACTGTACTTTTTGGTAAGAAAATTACTTCTTCCAATGCACGAAGGATTGTTAGGAGAATTGATTGGAATTCTGGAACAAAATATGAAGTTTATAGAAATGACTATAGTGTCACAAATCCAGCACCTATAACAAATGCTGCTCGACTATATGATGCAAATTACTATGTAATGAATGAAGACTTTAGAGTTTATCTTTGTATTGAGAATGGATCTAGTGGAACCAATCCTAAAGGAAATGTTTCTCAGGATCAACCAACATTCACTGATTTAGAACCATCTAGAGCAGGTGATAGTGGTGATGGATATATTTGGAAATATCTATTCACAATTAGTCCTAGTGATATCATTAAGTTTGATTCTACAGACTATATTACAGTTCCTAATAATTGGTCAACATCAACTGATTCTCAAATAAGAGCAATTAGAGAATCTGGAGACTCCAGTATTAATGAAAACCAAATCAAAACGGTTTATATTGAAGATGCTGGATCAAATTATGCTAATGGTCTTGGTCAAGAGATGAATATTATCGGTGATGGTACCGGTGGTAAGGTTAGAGTTGATGTTGAAGGTGGTAAAATTACAAATACAGTAGTTACCTCTGGTGGAAAAGATTATAGTTACGCATTAGTTGATCTTGGATCAATAAATTCAAATACTAGTGGAACTTCTGCAAAGTTAGTTCCAATTATCCCACCATCTAAAGGTCATGGTTTTGATGTCTACAAGGAACTTGGAACTGATAAAGTTTTAGTCTACGCTAGATTTGATGATTCTACAAAAGATTTTCCAGTTGATACAAGTTTTGCCCAAGTGTCAATTGTGAAAGATCCAACTGCTATTGGAACTGCAAATACATTTACTGATAGTAATTTTACTGGATTATCTGCGTTTAAACTTGTATCAATTACAGGAACACCTAAAGTTGGTGAAAAAATTGAACAATCCGTTCAAAACGGAACTGCAAAAGCATTTGGTTATGTTGCTTCGTTTGATACTGAAACTAAAGTTTTGAAGTATTTTACGGATAGATCTTTATTTTATAATCAAACAACAAAAGATCAACAAGATTATACGGGCATTTCTACCAATGGTAGACCATATGCTTTTGAATCTTCATCAAATTTAATTAGTGGTCAAACTTCATCATTCACAGGATCAGTCGATACTGGATTCTCAGGAATTGCTACAAATCCAACAGGAATTAAGCAAATAAATCTGGGTTCTAGTTTCACAGCAGGTATGTCAGTTCCTGAAATAAATAAAGGATCAGGGGAAGTTATCTACCTGGACAACAGAGCTAGCATTGCTAGAAATGCACGTCAAAAAGAAGACATCAAAGTTATACTGGAATTCTAAACAATGTCACAGAAGACAAACTTAAATGTAAGCCCTTATTATGATGATTTTGATAAGGCTAATAATTTTTACAGAGTTCTTTTTAAACCTGGATTTCCCGTCCAGGCAAGAGAACTAACGGGTCTTCAGTCTATCTTACAAAATCAGGTAGAATCCTTTGGCAGTCATATGTTCAAAGAAGGTTCTATGGTGATTCCTGGTGGAGTCACTTGTGATGACCAATTTACAACTGTTAAGGTAAACCCAGACCATCTTGGCATTGATATTACAGTATATTTGTCATCGATTGTTGCTTTAAACAATGGTAGAGGTGCCAAAGTAAAGGGCGAAACCTCTGGAGTAATTGGCACAATTAAAGGATTTCTACTACCTCCAGACGAAGGCGTAGAAGAAATAACATTGTTCGTTAAATATCGCGATGGGGCAGATGATGGCGAAACTGTAGAGTTTTCTGATGGAGAAGTCTTAATTCTTGAAGAAAATGTTAGTTATGGTAATACAACTCTCAATATTGGAGATACTGTACTAACAACTCTCTCGGTAAATTCAACTGCTACAGGTTTTGCGGTTGGTGTTGCTGAAGGAGTCTACTTTATTAGAGGAACATTTGTTGATGTTTCGACAACTCAAATTGTCCTTGATCCGTACACCAATGATGTTTCATTTAGAGTTGGTTTTGATATATTAGAAGAAATTGTTAATTCAAATGAAGATGATAGTCTAAACGATAACGCAAAAGGTTTTACAAACTATGCAGCACCTGGTGCTGATAGATTAAAAATTAGTGTAAAACTTTCAAAGAAAGCACTCACCGATACCGAAGATACAAGTTTTGTAGAACTTGTTAGAGTTGATAATGGTGTAATTAAAAAGTTACAGAATAAGTCTAACTACAATCTTATTAGAGATTACTTTGCAAAAAGAACTTTTGACGAATCTGGAAATTATGCAGTTGAACCCTTCATAGTTGATTGTGCAAACACTTTAAACAATGAAATTGGTAATGGAGGTCTCTTCAGAGAAGATGATCTTACTGAAGATGGCAACAAACCATCAAGCAACTTGATGGCATATAAAATATCCGAAGGAACTGCATATGTTAAGGGATATGATATTGATTTAGTTGGTTCTACTGTAAAAGATATTGATAAACCAAGAGATGTCAAAAAAGTTGAAGGAAGTAGAGTTCCATTTGGAATGGGAAGTCTGATTCGTGTTAATAATGTACACGGAATTCCATATATTAAAATTGGTGGAACTGCTGCTGGTGGTGACACCAGTGCCAATGTCATTGGTTTGTACTCTGACAGAAGAAATGGTGAAGATAATGGTGGAGCTATCGATGGAACTGGTCAGGGCACTAAAATTGGAGAAGCAAGAGTATATTGGTTTGGACTAACAGATGATCGCTATAAAAATGCAGGAACTGAATGGGACTTATACTTATATGATACTCAAACATATACAAATTTAACTCTAGCAAATACTTTTTCAACAGGTGATGTTCCTAATGGATCATTTGTAAGAGGTATGTCTAGTGGTGCAACTGGGTTTATTGCCGATAGAAGTAGTAATACATTAAGTTTATCCCAAACTTCTGGAACTTTCCTTGAAGGTGAGCAAGTAATTATTAATGATATGCAGAAATTTAAATCTGCAATTAATACTTCAGGTATTCAAGCATTTACAACTGAAGATATTAAGTCTGTATTCCAAGACTCTGACAGTCTTGATACTAATCTTAAGAAAAACTTCTTAGCGGACACAGTTCTTTATCCAAAACAACTTGCAAATTTTGCAGTTACAGACCAACTGACAATTTCTGGTGGAAATCTTGGAAAAGTTCAAGGTAGATTCTTTAATGCCGTCAATGGAATAAAAGTCGGTGGTATTATTCGTTATTTCAAAAATGGTGAAATTGATCCAAGTTTTACGAGGATTACTGGAGTAAGAGATCATGAAATTGATCTAGCAGCAACTACAAATATTACAGATGTTTGTATAGGAGCGGTATCAAATCAAACATCGAACTTTGAGTTAATGGTACCAAGAATTCTGAATGTTGGTCAGAATGGTCTTTATAGTATATTGCCAGAGCAAAATATATCATCAGTTGATTTTGCATCATCAGAACTTACAGTTAGTTATCAAATAACTGAGCAATCTACTGATGCAAATGGATCATTAGAATTTACATCAGCAGATGTTATTGGTGCAAACGCAGGCATCAGCAGTGTATTCTTTGAAACTTTCGATGCTGAAAGATATTCTGTTGTATATACTGATGGATCACCTGCACCATTAGATTCTGGACAAGTAATTTTAGATGAGAATGCTGGTAAAGTTACCATAACTAATCTTGAAGCATCTCAATCGAATAATGTAACTGTTCTTGCTACAATGAAAAAGCGAGGCATTACACACAAATCAAAAGATTATATTAGATCTACACAAGTAAATGTTGATAGATCATTTGATGGTTCAAGATTCTCGGTAGGTTTAACAACTAGTACATATTATGGAACTAGAGTTCAAGATGATGAAATATCTCTAAATTTCCCAGATGTTGCAAATGTTGTTGCAGTTTATGAATCAACAAATTCTGCGGCACCAATTTTAGATAGATTAACATTTGCAACAGGTCTATCATTAGACCAAAATGCAATTGTCGGTGAGAAAATTGTAGGTGAAGATAGTAGAGCAATTGGTCAAGTTGTTTCTGCAACAGCAAATACAATTGATTATGTTATTTTAAATACAGAAGATTATCAAGTTGGGGAAGTTGTTAAGTTTAAAGAATCTTCTATTTCTGCTGTTATTCAACAGGTAAGAGAAGGTAGTTATGTTAATAGAACTCCTAACTATAGATTAGATACTGGAAATCGCCATCAATTCTGTGATTATTCTAGAATTGTGAGGAGAAGAGGAACTACAGTACCTTCTCGTAAACTATTAATTATTTTTAATCACTATAGAGTTGCATCAGGCAACTCTGGTGATGTATTTACAGTGAACTCTTATACTGAAGATAGGTATTCTAGTGATATTCCAGTTCTTCCAAATGGTCTTCGTACAACTGATATTATTGATTTTAGACCAAGAGTTAAACCCTGGACTGATGTTAGTGGTTATGAAACTAAATCACCATTTGATTTTGCAAGTAGAAGATATGAATCTGATTTCCAATATGTGGTAAAACCAGATGAATCATCATTCTTGGGATATGAATTTTATCTGCCAAGAATTGATTTAGTTACAATTAATCGCATTGGTGAAGTTGAAGTTATTCGTGGAGAATCTGCACAAAATCCACAACCACCAATTCTTGGTGATGATGCAATGGAAATTGCACAAATTAAACTTCCAGCATATCTGTACAATCCAATTAGTGAACCCGAGATTCTTCTAAGAGATAATAGAAGATTTACGATGCGTGATATTGGAAAACTTGAAGATAGAATTGAAAATATTGAAGATATTACCAGTCTTACAATGTTGGAATTGAATGCAAAGACAACTGCAGTTACTGATGCAAATGGTCTTGATAGATTCAAATCTGGATTTATTGTAAGTGATTTTAGAGATAAATCTCTAATGGATCCTAGGTATTCTACGATTGATATTTCAAAAGAAGGATCTGTTGCAATAGCACCTGTCGATCTATGGTCAATGAATGCACAATTGGCATTAGATCCAGGAATTGATCCATCAACTACTGATATGACTCAGAATCTTAAGTTGATGGATCCAAATATTCAAAAAACTGGCGATCTTCTAACTCTAAAATATGAAGAAGTTGAATATTTAAATCAACCACACGCAACTAATGTTGAAAATGTAAACCCATTCAATGTTATTGTATTTGTTGGTGGTGTTGTTCTTGATCCTGCCTCAGATAACTGGGTAAGAACTATCTACATTAATGATCATAGAACTGAATCTACTGGCGCTAAGTGGAAGCAGCAAGCAAAAACTACAGTAGATGTTGATAAAAATACTAGAATTGAAACATATAAAAAAGGTGGTGGTAGAGGTGAAAGACTTAAAAGAGCAGTTACTACAACTAAAGTCAAGACAACAACTAAATTCACACCGAAACTTAGAGGTCCTGCAAGAGAGTTTAATTATGTTGAAGATGTAAAGGTTTCTGGTGAAGCAGATCCTTGGATGCGTTCAAGAAATGTTTACTTTGCTGCCAACGGTTTAAGACCATTTACAAAACATTATAAGTATCTTGATGCACAACAAGTTGATATTGTTCCCAAACTTTGTGAAATTCAAATGAATTCAGGTACATTTACTGTATTTGAAGATGCTGATATTTTTGATATTAAGGGTAGAAAAGTTGGATTCATAAGAGTCCAAAGACCTAATCATAAGTTTGGTGATACTACAAGACCTGATATTGGTGCTGGTTTAGGATCTCCTGCGGTTCTTGTTGAAGAATATCAAGTAGACCCTTATGATAGAGATAGACCTGGACCTGGAACTGCATATTCTCCAACATCAAAACTGATTAACTTTGGTGTAAGAGTTCTTTCTCTTCATGAAAAATTTTATGGATATGTAAGAAAAGGATTTAGAGTTGTTGGTAGAACATCTGGTGCAGTTGCGACAATAACAAGAGCCGAATTAGTCTCCGATAATTGGGGAGATATAATTGGAACGTTCTTCTTTAGAAATCCAAATTCTAATCCAGCACCAGCAATAAGAGTTAAGAGTGGAACAAAAACTGTAAAAGTTACCGCAGTTCCTCCTGGTGTAACTCCATTACCAGGATCTACTGTATTTGCATCAGAAGCAATTGGAACTTATAGTGGTTCTGGAAGTATTTTAACTCAAGAAACTTCTAGAGTTTCTGTTAGAAATCCACCCAAACCACGTAGAAAGAAAACTGAAATCGACATTAAGAAAACTGTTAAAGCAGTTCATAGAGATCCCCTTGCACAATCATTTACGGTTACAGAACCAGAAGGTATTTTCTTAACCTCTGTTGATTTATTCTTTGCAACTAAAGATCCTGGTGCAAAGATCTTTGTTGAACTTAGAACAGTTGAACTTGGAACACCAACAGGTCTTCTAGTTCAGGATTATGCTCAGGTTTCACTCAATCCTGCAGATATTAATGTTAATGAAGCAAATCCATTTGAACCCGTAGCAACAAATGTTAAATTTGAATCACCAATTTATCTTGAAGGTAACGATACAGAATATGCTATTGTCATTCTCTCTCCAGCATCTGATGGATATGAAATGTGGACGGCAACAATGGGTAAAAAGACTGTTAGAACAACAAGTCTTCCTGATGTTCAAAATGTTGTTGTTACTAAACAGTATCTTGGTGGATCTTTATTCAAATCTCAAAATGGAACAATCTGGACTCCTTCACAGTTCCAAGATCTAACATTCAGACTTAATAAAGCAAAATTCGTTAAATCTGGCACCGTTACTTGGTATAATGGAGATGTATTACCTAAGGGTGATAATGCTTCTATTTTGGAAGATAATCCAATTCAAGGATTACCAAGAAAGTTAAAACTACCAGTAACTGGTATTACTGCAAATGAACAATCCTTACTTTTAACAGGTGTAAAAGTTGGACAAGGTGGAGTAAGCGTTACTCCTGCAACAGAAGGAACAACTGGATTTATTGAAGCAACTGGCGGACCTATTGCTGCAACGGGAACTGGTAACGTTGCTATTGGAAATAGTGGTTCTGGGTATAAGGCAGGTTCTTATAATAGTGTTCCACTATTCCCAATCTCTGGTCAAGGATCTGGCGCAGAAGCAACTATTACAGTTGATGCTTCTGGTGGTGTAACTGGAGTAAACATTACTGCTGTTGGAACTGGATATCGTAGTGGAGAAGTTGTTGGTGTTACATCTACAGCTGGTGGTGGAGGTAGTGGTGCCAGAGTAACAATCAAGACTCATAATACCACTTTTGATACTCTGTATATGACTAATGTTCTGGGTGAAAACTATACTCAGGGTGAAGCATTAGTTTATTATACAGAACCAGATAATCATCTTTCTAGAACTGCACTAACTGCTGGTGCTAATGTTGGAACTAACGGATCTTCAATTTACGATGAAAAGTATGTTGGAAATATTATGAGCATTAAGCAGCATAATCATGCACATCATGGTGGAAACAATAAAATTGAAATTGTTGATATTAAACCAGATAGTACTAAGACGGAACTTAGTGCAGCATTTGGATTAACTGATACTACAGTTTCTATTGCAAATACTTCATTATTCGGAGTTGCTGAAGGCATTTCTACAAGTAGAGGATATGCAATCATAAACAGTGAAGTAGTTTCTTACAGTAATATTTCTGCGGGAAATGCTGGAGCAGGAACTCTTAGTATTGATGGAAGAGCAGTAAATGGAACTGTAAAAATTGCACACGAAACTGGAGCATCTATTCAACCATATGAAGTCAATGGTGTTTCTTTGATGAGAATTAACAAGACTCACAATATTCCATCAACATTTTATAAAAATGAAAGTTCAGACCTTGATAGTTACTTCATAGAAGTTGACAGGTCAACACCATCAAGTAGGGTTTCTGGAGATGCTTTGTTGAATTTTGCATCTGAAAAAGGATTTGGTGGTACTGAAGTTGGTATTTCTCAAAACTACCAGTTCAGCACTATTGTTTCAGAATTTAATATTATTACCCCTGGAAAGGGAACTTCAGCAAGAAGTTTCATTAGAACAATATCTGGAACAAGTGCAGGCGGAAGAGAAGTTTCATTCCAAGATCAAGGATATGAACCACTTCCTCTCAACAAACCACTCAAGTTCAATACGCCTAGAATGGTTGCTTCCAGAGCAAATGAACTTGAAAGACTTACAACGTTACCACGTAACAAGTCACTAACAATGAGAGTTGAGTTTGCAAGTGAAAATGAAAATGTCTCCCCCGTAATGGATGCACAAAATGCGACATTCATTCTTGGAAGAAATAAATCTAATGCTCCAGTCGGTGATTACATTACAGATTCTAGATCTAATTCCATAGATCAGGATCCACATGGTGCGGTATTTGTAACTAAGAGCATTTCTCTTGCACAACCAGCAACAAGTTTGAAAGTGTACATTGCTGCTAATGTACAAGAAGGTGCAGATTTTAGAGTCTTGTATCAATTATATAAAGCAGACTCCACGGAAATTCCTCAGAAATTTGTACCTTTCCCAGGATATGATAATTTGAGAGATACTGATGGTGATGGTTTCGGTGATAGGGTAATTAATGCAGACTTAAATAGTGGTAGAGCGGATGCATTTGTTTCTCCTAATGGAACCGAAGGGTTCTCGGAGTATCAATTTACTGCAAACAATCTTGATCAATTTACTGCCTTTGCATTAAAGGTTGTAATGTCATCCACAAATGAATCAACACCAGTTTCGCTTACAGACTTTAGAGCAATAGCACTTGCATAATATGAATAATGACAATTTAATTCCTGTTGAAGGTGAGCGTCATCTTTTTAGAGATAAAAATACTGGCGCTATTGTTAATACTGACTCATCCAGTTATGATCAATATATTAAAATGAAGAAGCGAAAGCAATCAGAGCGAGATGAGTTAGATTCACTTAAACAAGACATTGAAGAAATAAAATCCTTACTAAGGGAGATTACTAATGGACCCAGATGAAATTACGTTGGATAAACTTTCCAAAAGTTTTGAGTATACAAAACTAGCAAGAGAAATTGATTCTTGTGATGATAGGGATATGCTAAAAAATATTGCAAAATCATATGTCAAGCTTTATTTGAAGCAACAGGAAACTGTAATTAGATTAGGACTTCCAGGAATATAAATATATTTACATCCTGAATTGTATATAAATGGCTGAAATAAAGGTCAGAGTAGGTCAGCAACCCGCTGTAAAAGTAATATCTTCATTGGCGGGTGCCCAAGGTCTTTCTTTGGCAGAACTCAGTGATGTTAGTGCTTCTAACTTGCAGAATGGTATGGTGCTTGTTTACAACAGCAGCATCCGAAAATGGGAGGCAACTTTAACCCTGACACCAGGTGCAACGCAGAATTTAGACATCAACGGAGGAAATTTCTGACATGGCAAGTATTATTAGGATTAAGAGATCCTCAGGTACTAGCAAACCAGCCAGTTTACAATGGGGTGAACTTGGATACGTAACTGGTATTGGTAGTTACGGAGGAACAAATCAATATAAAGATAGGGTTTTCCTAGGAGATGACGGCACAAACGCCAATCCTGTAGGTGGATTCTATTACACCTCAATGATGGAGCACGTCCCAGGTGCTATCCAAGGTGTAACAAATACGAGAAATTCGGATAATGGTGTTGTTGCAGTTCTTGCACCAGCAAATAATACGGGTTTAGGTGGAGCATCTTCACTTAAGGTAGATGAATGGAATGTAGATAACTTAAGGTTAGATGCAAATACATTATCATCCACTGATACCGATGGAGATATAGTTCTCGATCCAAATGGAACTGGAGAGGTTGTCATTCCCGATGACACTTTCTTAACGTTTGGCAATGATAAAGATTCAAAGATTGAATATGATGAAGATGGTGATAATAGTATTAAGGTAACAGGTGCTCCCTGGACTTATGAAACTGACGTCAATATAACAAATGGTCTTGAAGTTGGTAATATTGGTATTTCATCCAATGTTATCGCAACTAGAGCAGGTGGTGGTAATGAACTGTATATTGATCCATATCCCGATGGATTAAGTAATGAAGGTAAGGTCATCATCAAAGGTGATTTACAAGTTGATGGTACTACAACAACTGTCAACTCTACAACTTCAACTTTAAATGATGCAATTTTACATCTTGGTGATGTAACTAGTATCAGAACAGTAATGGCAGAGCATGCCAGTGGTACAAATACAATTACTTTAGACTCTGTAGTTGGTATTAATACTGGTGATATTATTGCTCACGCAAATATTCCTGGTGCAACATCAATTACTGCCTTTAATATAGGTACTAAAGTTGTTACGATGTCAGCAAATAGTACTGCTGGTATTACAACAACTTCTCAAGTAACACTTACTCACGCTTACGATAGTAATACTGATAGAGGTATATCTTTCAGTTACAACACAAGTAGTGGAACTTCAAATAATAAAGAAGGTTTCTTTGGTTTTGATGATAGTTCTATTGCAAATAGTGCTGCTGATGCTGATAACCACGGAACTCATGCAGATGACAGTAGAAGATGGACGTATGTTCCAGATGCAAGTATTGCTAGCAGTCTTGTCAGTGGAACCAAAGGTTTCTTAGATATTAAAGGTATCTACTATCAATCTGGTGATTACAATACTGGTGGTATAGTTTACTTTGATGATACTGGTCTTCAGAGATCCACAAATGCCGTTGCATCGCCTGTAGTCGCATCTAAACAGATATTGACTGCTATCACTAAGAACACCCTTGCTCTTGGCAGTGCTGTTACTGCGTCTGCAGGAGATATCATCAGACAGGATACTACTGGTGCTTATGGTGTTGTTGAAACTGCTGTTACTGGAGCAAATTCTGTTAATGTAATTGGTGTTGAGGGAACATTTAATACATCCGACAATCTTAGGAGAGAAGGTGTTAATGGAGCAATTGCAAATCTTGCTTCAGTTCCCAATACTGTTAGCGTAATATATACTAACAAACCCCACTGGACTTCAACACTTGACGGGGGAACTTTCTGAGGTAATTAATGGATAATCAAAGTGAAGTTGATGTTAACGTTCTCATCAAAATTTATAATTCAAAGTTAGCAGCGGTATCAAATCAAAATGTTCTTCTTGAGGCAAAGTTGGCAACTATGTCTCAAGATTTTAAAGAACAAGTAGAATCTCTACTTGAAGAGAACGCTGATCTTAAAGCAAAATTAGAAGGTTAATATGGCAAAACCATCATCTAGACAAGGACTCATAGACTACTGTTTACGTCAACTTGGTGCTCCAGTTCTTGAGATTAATGTAGACGACGATCAAATTGATGATCTAGTTGATGATGCCATTCAATATTTTAATGAACGCCATTTTGATGGTGTGGAAAAAATGTATCTCAAATATGAGATAACACAAGGTGATATTGATAGAGGTACTGCAGCAGAATCTTCAGGATCAAATACAGTAGCACCAAAAACTGGAATAGGAGTAACAGTTACTACTGGCGAATCAACAATCGTAGGAACTGCAACAACTTTCAGTTTCTATGAGAATTCAAATTATATCCAAGTTCCAGAATCGGTTATTGGAGTAGAAAAGATATTTAAATTTGATACTAGTTCTATTTCTGGTGGAATGTTTAGTATTAAATATCAATTATTTTTGAATGACATGTATTATTTCAACTCTGTAGAGTTGTTACAGTATGCAATGACTAAAACTTATCTTGAGGATATTGATTTTCTACTTACTCCAGATAAACAAGTAAGATTTAATAAGAGGCAAGATAGATTATATCTAGATATTGATTGGGGTTCGCAAAATGTAGGTGAGTTTATTATTTTAGAATGTTATAGAGCACTGGATCCTGTATCATTTACTCAAATTTACAATGATAGTTTTATAAAACCATTTTTGACTGCTCTGATCAAACGTCAATGGGGTAGAAACTTAAGTAAGTTTAGAGGAGTAAAACTTCCAGGTGGTCTTGAGATGAATGGTGATGGTATTCTGCAACAAGCAGAACAAGAATTGGCAGATATTAAATCACGTATGTCTTCAGAGTATGAACTTCCACCTCTCGACTTTATTGGATAATGGCACTTAATCCATTCTTTTTACAAGGGACTGCATCTGAACAAAGATTGGTCCAAGATCTAATAAACGAGCACCTGTCAATGCATGGTGTTGAAGTTACATATATTCCAAGAAAATATGTGAATAAAAAGACTGTATTGGAAGAAGTTCAAACTTCAAAATTTGATGATAATTTTGCAATAGAAGCATATGTAAACACCTATGAAGGATATGGTGGTGCTGGTGATATTATGACTAAATTTGGAGTCAGTATTCGTGATGAACTGATTCTAACAATTTCAAAAGAAAGGTTTGAAGATTTCATTGCTCCATTTATGGCTGGTCAGGATGATGGCACTGAAGATTCAATAATGCCAACTCCAACTCGTCCAAGAGAAGGAGATTTAATTTATTTTCCCTTAGGACAAAGATTATTTGAAGTAAAATTTGTCGAACACGAAGATCCATTTTATCAGTTAGGTAAAAATTACGTTTATCAACTTAAATGCGAACTCTTTGAATATGAAGACGAAGTTATCGATACAACAATCGAAACTATCGATACTCAAGTTCAAGATGAAGGATTCATTACCCAACTTCAATTGATTGGTATTGGTAGAACAGCAACTGCAACTGCACAAATTTCAGGATCTGTTTCAAGTGGATATATCCAAGAAATTTTCTTAAATAATGATGGAGGAAATTACACATCAGTACCTATTATTGGAATTACATCTTCTCCAACAGGTCAAATCGGAGATAATGCAACCGCTGTTGGTTTTATAACAACAAGAGCAGGAGTTACTGGTCTTGAAAGAATTCTTCTTACCAATGCTGGTGCAGGATATACAGTTGCACCAACAATCACAATAACTGGTGGTGGTGGAACTGGTGCTGCTGCTACTTGTAGACTTGTTACCTCTGGACAAGGTGTTATCAGATTTACGATCACCGATGGTGGTGTTGGATATGGAACTGCACCATCAGTAACAATTGCTGCTCCATCAGCGAGTGGCATTGCACATACCGCTGTTGGTATTACATCTATCGGTCGTGATGGAACTTTAAATGTTCTTAAGTCAATTTACGTTCAAAATGCTGGTAGAGGATATAGTTCTCCTCCACAAGTAACTATTGCAGATCCAGAAACTCTTGCTGGTGTTGGAACTTACTTATTCAATGAATTGGTGGTTGGATCAAGATCTCAAACACGCGCAAGAGTTAAAGAATGGGATCAGGATACTAAAATCCTTAAGATTTCCAACGTTGGAATTGGAGAAACACAAACAAGATTCCAAAGAGGAGAAAACATTGTTGGGCAAGAGTCTGGAGCTTACTACCCAGTTCAAGAATATAGACACGAAGACTTATACGATAAATATACTGAGAACGATGAGTTCCAAGTCCAAGCAGATAAAATATTGGACTTTACAGAAAGAAATCCATTTGGTACGTTTTAATGTTAGGAACTTATTATTATCACGAAATTGTTAGAAAAACAATTATTGGTTTTGGAACATTATTTAACGATATCCATGTTCGCCATGCTGGAGAAAACGATACAAATTTTAGTGAAGTAAAGGTTCCTCTTGCATATGGTCCTAGTCAAAAGTTTTTAGCAAGAATTACACAACAAGCAGATTTGAACAAAGCAGTTCAAATCACAATGCCAAGAATGTCGTTTGAAATGACATCTATTAACTATGACGCTACCCGAAAATCAAGTTTAGTTCAAACGTTTAAAACTTGTGATGATGGTAGTAAGGCAAAAAAAGTTTTTATGCCAGTTCCATATAATATTGGATTTGAATTAAATATTCTTTCAAAACTAAATGATGACTCATTACAAATATTAGAACAAATCCTTCCATATTTTCAACCACACTTCAATTTAACTATTGATTTGGTAGATTCTATTGGGGAAAAAAGAGATATTCCTATTATTTTAGAGAGTGTTGGATTTCAAGATGATTATGAAGGAAATTTTGATACTAGACGTGCATTGATACATACTTTACAGTTTACAGCAAAAACTTATCTGTTTGGTCCTGTTGCTGATAGTAGTGATGGACTTATCCGTAAGGTTCAGGTTGATATGTACACCAGTACAGATACTAAGACTGCCAAAAGAGAAGTTCGTTATACAGTTACACCAACATCCAAAATTGATAAAAATGATGATGGTGTAATTGATGAATTAGACCATAAACTTTTAATGCCAGGTGATGATTTTGGATTCTCAGAAACAACTGAATTCTTTGCAGATTCCAAGACATTCAGTCCAACCCGTAAAATTGATATCTAATAACAATGACTAATAGTTATGATTCTATTGATGAAGCACTCAATATTGAAAGTAGTATTGTTGAGTCAAAACCAGTAAAACCTGTTCCACTAAAAGTGGAAAAGAATGATATTAAAAAAGATTATGAATATACAAGAGCAAACTTATATTCTTTGATTGAAAAGGGTCAAGAAGCAATAAATGGTATTATGGAACTTGCAGGTGAAAGTGCAAGTCCTAGAGCATATGAAGTTGCGGGTCAATTAATCAAATCTGTTGCAGATACTACAGATAAATTAGCAGATCTTCAGAAAAAGTTAAAAGATCTGGAAGAAGATAATGGTAGTAAAGGACCAAATAATGTAACAAATAACGCTTTATTTGTTGGGTCTACATCAGAACTTTCAAAGTTACTCAAACAAGGTTTTCTAAATAATAATGAATCTGATAGTAAGTGATGTCTAAGAAGTCCTGCAAAAAAGGATATTACTATTGCAATACTGATGAAAAGTGTAAAAAAATACCTCGTGGTTATATTCTTGGTATAGGTGGATATCTTCGTAAGGAAAAAGGTGATGATTCCGATGAAGAAACAAAAAATAATGGTAATGGAGGAAATGGAAATGGAAATCACTCAAATGGCAATGGCAACGGGGATGGCTCCTCTTCTGATGGAGGTGGTGAAGGCGGCGGAGGTGGCGTCTCTGAAGCGTGGAGTGCAAAGTACAAAAAATCCATCGATTGCAATAATCCAAAAGGATTCTCTCAGAAATCCCATTGTAGGGGTAAAGAAATAGATGAGCAGTATATGACGCAACAGCAAAAAGCAGAGCATATGGCGCGAAGGATGGTAAATCAGGCAAGGGGTGCTGCTGTCAGATATGACGCTGCTAAAAAAGCGGCAAAAGATGTAAAAACAACATCTGGTAGTGTAACAATTCGTTCAGAAGAAGTAAGCGAATCGAAGAGTGGTGATTCTTCTCTGCGTGACTGGTTTAGTAAGAGTAAGTCTAGTGATGGTAAACCTGGTTGGGTCCAATTGGGTGGGAAATACGCTGGAAAACCTTGTGCAAAGCAACCAGGACAAAAGACCAAACCTAAGTGTGGGTCCAGCAAAATGGCTGCAAATTTAAATGATAAGGAAGAGAAAAAGGCATTTAATAGAAAGCAACGTCAAGATCCAAATCCAAATAGAAAAGGGAAGGCAATCAACGTGAAAACAGAATCTTATTCAAACTGGAGAGAAGAATCAAAATCTATTGATGAAGGTGCTGCAAATGTCATTCGTGCAGGTTTAGCAATAGGTACAGGACTTGCTGGATTAAAACTTATGGACAAAGCACGAGAAGTTGGTGAGAAGGTTAAATCTAGAAATCAAAAAATGCAAGATGCCATCAACAAGGCAAGAGGCGTTAAAGAAGAAGTTATCGCTGAACGCGATGCTTGGGGCACAGGTCCTAGGGATATGATTAAGATGGGTGGTAATGGAGGTTTGAAGAGTCCACAAGATCTTGAAAGAGAAAGACTGCAGAGATTAAAGAATTTGAAACCAGGAGTTAAATTAGATAAAGCACATTATGAACCAGAAGGTGAGATGACTGAAGGTCTGTTAGATAGAATTAGATCTGCTGGTAGAGATGTGGCTGTCAGAACTGGTCAAACAACTGGTGAGAGAGTCGGAAAAGATAGGTTTGGTCCTCTCGGTGGAGTGATTGGCAGACGAAGAGGTGGAAGCACTGGTGGAAAGGCTTACGATCAAGCTACCAGTGGAGACGTTGGTGGTGCAATTAACACTGTTCGTGATGCTTTGAAAAATTCCTATGAACCAGAAGGTGAACTGGTTGATGAGGGTAAGAAAGATGCCTGTTATCATAAGGTCAAGTCCCGTTATTCTGTCTGGCCAAGTGCATATGCTTCTGGTGCATTAGTCAAGTGCCGCAAAGTTGGTGCCAAGAATTGGGGTAACAAGACCAAAAAAGAAAGTTATGAGTTCTCCAATTGGAGAGATGATTTTCAGGCACTTGAGTATGAATCTGTAGATATTATCAAAACAGAACCACTACAACCAACTGAAGGAATTGGAAGTAAGATGCTTGATGAAAAGTGTTGGAAAGGATATAAGAAAAAGGGTATGAAGACCATGTTTGGAAAAAGATATCCAAACTGTGT